GGAATCAATCGTCCTGACCTGCCTGGGCGTATCGTAAATAAATGGAATCCACTCATCGATGATTCGGCCGGCGTGCTTTAAGGAGCGCGAAAAGTTATCGGCGAAATGGAATGTTGTGACCTGTGATTGATGTTGCCTTCGCTGGATCGCAATGCCGCTCACTTCGTTTGAGCGATCGCCGAGCGATGGATCTTTAATGCCGGTGGTTTCACGAAGATCCGCTGCGGCTTGGATTGCAGCTTGCGTAATCGCCTGAACCGCGGGCTCGGCCGTCATCCTTTGAGGTGGCGGGACGGGCTGAGCGTTGAGCGATTTTGGCTTATAAATGAGCGCTGAGTGATTTCTTACGTTCGCCGTTTTCCATTGTTCCTCATAGCCTTCATCTTGACCTTCAGCGAGGAGGAAGGGGGCTCGCGGCGCGAGCGCGATCGCTTCGGTTTCGGCCGACTTCCAGAAATTAAGCATTCGCTGGGAATCTTTGGCGTGGCGAATGACGCCTTCGAGCTTTCTTTTTCCCTCGATCATGTACTCGTCGCCGTAAACCGGGATGATCGGGATGAATTGACCGGGTGATTCGGTCTTTTCTAATACTTCGATGCCGTTTAATTTGTAGCGACAAACGGTGATCTTGACTGAATCTCTTTCGGCTATGACGGAAACACCTTCTGAGAGCTGTTCTGGGAGCTCGTCTTCGAAAAACGCCTCTTCGCTATCTCCATCAGATAAAAGATAAAGCTTCATGGGCGTGAATTCGCGTTTATAGAATTCCGCGATTCGGCAGCCGTCGTGCGTGATCCAGCCTTCAGATTTATCTCCGACGCTCGTCCAGTCGGTCATCTGACTGAGTGCACACTTTGGATAAAGCCCTCGGAATTCGTCCTTGGTCATGTCCTCGACGATCAAGGCTCGGTTCGCATCTGAGCCATCTGGCTCTTGAGAGGCCGGGTCGTAGTAGACTGAAAATTGATTGCGAATCCTTCGGATGAAGATCTCTTGTTCAAACGATCTGGAATCTGCAAAGTCGTGATCGATCCTGAAATATCCGAAACCGCCCTTTGCCGCCTGGTCTGAGGCGGTGTCATAGGCGACCTCGGCGCTTGATTGTTGTTCAATGTGGCGAACGAGGCCTTCTTTTATTTCGGCGTCTTCGTCGAAGCCTCCGAGCTCGAGTGCTGAGATTTTGATTGAAGGTCTGTTCTGGCGCTGCTCGTTTGTGACCTGGCGAACGAACTGAGGGAGCTGGTTAACGGTGAGGCAGGGACGTTTATCTTGATCGCGCTGATATTTGATTTCGGGCGGCCATTGTTCGCCGGCGCAAAATCTTATGTCCTCGAGCGCCTCTTTCCTGATCTCTGATTCTGCGTCGGCCGCGGTCGTGAAAAACCGCTTCGCCTCCGCTATGATTTCTTCTTCGGAATAATCCTCGGCGTCGCCAGAGTCGTTATCCTCATACATTTCACTTTCGCGGAGCTCCTGGTCTGAGACGTCGTTCTTGCCGTTAAAGCTCATCCCATCCACCCTTCACTGTGGCCGGACGAGTACTCGAGAGGCTGCTCTTTTGGTTTGTCGTCTGGTTTTGTGCGCGATCGCTCGAGGCCGGACATAACGAAATATCTGGAATCGTCCATCGCGTGATCGAAGCCCTTGACCACTTGGCCTTTTTCATCGCGGCGATAAAGGCGGAACTCAGCGAGCCAGTTCTGGCAGGATCTGAAGACTTTGTAGCGGCCAGATGAAAGGCGCTGCCACACTTGATAGATACCGGCTTCAACCGAGTTGTCGGCCGTCTCTAGATCAAGCCCTAAATCCTTATACATTTGGATGAGTTGGTGGCCGTCGTGTTGTGAGCGTCCTCTAGCGGCCGGATCGCAAACACCTGAAAGCCATTCACCCCTAGCCCTAATGCCTGCCGCGTGAACGGCGGGCTCGGCCTGTCCGCGGTAGTGTTCCGAGTACCTATAGACGACGTCGTTTTCGCGGTCCCAGGCGTGAAAGCCTGCAGATGTCCTATTCCAACCAACGTCGAGCCCGTAGCCGCGCGCCCAGTGATCGGGAATCGGGAAGTCGTCAACGAGGAAATCAGATTCCGGCACCGGGTAGATCGCACCTGCGCCAAGTTGCGGGATACCTTTTGACCGCGCATCTCTTTGAAAGGGCGGGATTGAATCCCAGAGCTCTTTCTTCGTTTTTTCGTCTAAGTGGGGGACGTCGTCCCAAGTCGCCATCACGACGAACTTAGAGCCATCCGTTTGTTCGCCGAGCTTCCCGCCCGGCAAGAAGGCCATCACCGTTTCGCTCATACCTAAAAGCGGCGTGAACGTGAGCATGAGCATCCCGTTGTTCGTCATCGTCCGCATGAGGCATTCGGTATAGATATCTAGCGGCGGCTCCTCATCGAGCCATTCGACGTCTTGTTCGTCGCCCTGATATGCCAATCTCTTCTGGTCGTAAGATTGAAAGCGGAGGCGGGAGATGCCGCCCGAGACGTGCTGCACAGTCGCGGTGTCGATTGCGCCAGCCACACCCGATTTGGCCGTGGTTCCAAGAATAGACTCTCTGGGAATAAGACCAGAGCCAATATCAGAAGGCGCGCCCAGAAGTTTTTCTTGGATAATGTCTCTGACAGTTTTTGACGTATCTCCGGAGCAGCGAGCCTTAATCGGTCGATCAAACCTTCTCCCCTTCCACCATTTGGGATAAAGGCCGGTCAAATGGAGAGCGAGTTCAAAGCCGCCGGCGCCTTCTGATTTGCCAACCCGATTGGCTGCGAGGAAGAGGCGTTGACGATGAGTTTTTCCAGCCGCAAAGAACGCCAAATGCTTCGGATAGAGCTCGCGCTTAAACTCGCCCTCATCCGGAAAATATGTGAAGAGCTTGCGATATTTTTTGCGCCGCTCTTTTTCTTCAAGGAGCTTTAAAAACTCCTCGTTTTCTTTGCGACTCATTTTCTCCCCGGGCGGATAGTTTTTCCGCAACGGATTGAGACAGTTCTAAAATTTCAAATCGTGATTTAAAGGTAAGGCGACCATCTTTGTCGGCTCGGCCGAGCTCGGAGATCAGAAGAAAGCGGCTATCGCAGATTTCGCACTTGAATTTGGTAATGGATGGTTGAAATGGCTTTGGTTTTTTAACGGAGGCGATAAGGTGAGCTCCGCAGGGGCATTCGCTTTCGGCGGTTGAGAGCTTCATTTCAGTCGCCCCAGGTGAGCTTCGATCTTCCGCGATAGCTCTTCGTCGGTGAGGGATTGGAACAAGTCCCCGCCATTTGGTCCAGAAAGCTCGACTGCTTTTCGCTTTGGGTGGAGGTACTGTGCCAGCTCTTTTGCGGCAGCAAAGCGAAAGTCTGGGTGTTGCGACTTACAAAACGCAATCAACGCCTCAATCGGATTGCAGCCGAGCTTCTCGCAAAGTTCCGCGACCGGGTAGGTCGCTTTGTTCGGAGTGCCTTTTTTTCGGCCGCCGGTTTTCGGTAGTCCTTTTGGTCTGGGCACGGTTTCTACTCGTTTCAACCTTAGAAACGGGATTTGCAGTCAGCCGCGGGGGACGAACTTATGCTGGATTTCGGTGATTGATAGAAATTACTTTAGTCTATGGCGTTGAAATCGGTCATAGATGAAACCTATTGTCTCAATCTGATCAGCACGGGTAGAGGATTTCCGGCGAACATTTGATCAGTGCGGCCTGCGCGGGAAGGGCGGATCCTCGAGCATCGCGCGCTCAATCATGTCACCGAGTACGAGGAATGCGGCATAAATCGCTTCCTCATCGGACATCTTTTGTGTGTTGAGCGGAATCGAAGTTCCATCCCAGAGAGGGATATTGATTGGCTTTTTGTGCGGCAGCCACGTACGCGGATCATCGAGAAATATTCGCGCCTCGTTTGGATTATTCAGCCGGATCCGCAAGTCTGGATGGCGATAGTATTCGCCTGCCATATAAGAAAATTCTATGATGATTTGTTGCGATACAGCAACTGGCCTATACCGCTAGAAGCGGCTTATGGAGCCGATTTCCTGATTTCCTCCCGGACGATTGCCCGAATGCGGTCATCTGGCGATCCTTCCATCGACTCTCGAAGCTTCGTGTTTAGGAGTGTCTGATAGCCTTTGCCGACTTTCATCGCCTCTTGTTTCAACCATGATAAAACATCACCATCGATGAACGTTGTAACTCTCACTTTGTGGTTCTTAACGTCGAAGTAGGAGTCGTCAAGGCTCACGTCGCCATGTTTGATCTTATTTTTCCCGCGTTTCATTCCACACCTCCAAGAATTGCAATTGATAGTAACCGACCGTCGCCAAGATCCTTCTTAAGGTCCTTTGATCAAACCCGGTTGATTCGATCGCCTCAACTGAATCGAGCCTTATTTTCGCCATCGCCTCGAATGACTCCGGAGTGCCGAGATAAACCGTCACATGCGGGTGGCCGTGGTCTCTCGTATGGATTATGTAGATTAGGTTTTTAACCCTCAGCACCGTCGGCATACCCTAATATACATATATTTATATGTATATGTCAAGAAGCGTCTCATTTTGAGATTTAGGCGGAATCACCTATACTGCTGGAGGGCCTCTTCGGGTTTTAGCGCCGGGCCGGAGGAAGCTTCCGGCGTTATTTTAGGGGGGCATCATGGATGAGGCGGACCTTTTAGAAAAACTTCGTAAATTGATAGATAGAATTGAACGGCTTGAGCAAAAGTCTAAGCCGAAGCCGAGACATTTGAGGTTGATTAAGTAATTACTGACAATTCGTGAATGCCGTCGAGCCGACTTGATTGGTCATACAATTCACCGGCCGCCTGACTGGCATTTGATAAACAGGCTGCTGCACAGGCTGCACTTGAGCAGGATGAGCCATCATGAATGCGGCAGCCGCGCGACGATTTGCCATTTCGCTTTCGCTTACTGGCTTCTGACCATATGATTCAACTTTCCCATCCACAAGATTCACATAATACCAATCCCACCCTTTTCTATAAAAGAGGGCTTCGGCGCGCGTGTTTGCTGCGGTCTGATCAGGCGATCCCATCACGTTTAATGCTTCTTCCTTTGTCATGCCCACTCGCAAGCCCGACATTTTTTCTGGAGCACTTGCGCACCCGATTCCGAATAAAACGAATATTAAAATAAAATATCGCATTTGCCCTCCGCCCACCAACAGTGTCGGCCGATAAATGAACAATATTTAGCTAGATCTCAAAGCGGAAC